CAACTTCCGGTACGGCATTTTCATCAAAGCAAGCTGCGGAAACAGAAAATCTGTCACCCTTTGCAATTTCATAACCACGACCAACTTCGCCAATTCCAAGGTAAAAATTGTCTTCATTCTGGAATGACTTGGTATACTCCTCATAAAGTTTTACTGCTGTAAGATGCAGAACAATTTCATCATTTGCAGTTGGTGCAACTGCCTTAAATGTGTCATTATCAGTCCAATTAGTAGGATCTGGATATGCGACTACATTACCGTTATCAAGTTCTACGTCTGCTACAATGTTAAAAAAGTGGAGCGCGTTATTAGTACCGAGTAAAAGAGTTGATTCCGCAGTACCTCTACCACCATTGACAAACTTGTCGAATAAACTTGCCATATTTTTATTCCTCCTTTAATGTTTGATTTTTAATTTTTGCAATAAAAAAGAATCTCAATTTGCTGAGATTCATGAATATTGTTTATTTAATTTTTCCCAATGAAGTTTTGTCCCGTCTGGAAGCTCACCAGCCCATTTTTTAATTTTGTTTTTAAAGCATGATTTTACACAACAATTATATTTTTTACTTGCTTGTTTCATAGATTGAAATATTTCACCAGTTTCTATACATCGAACTGGATAACCGCATATTTGTGGAATTATAACTTTATTAAAATTATCTTTCCTCTTCTTCGAATCTTCTTTAAAACAATATGAAGATATATTATATTTTTCTGTTAATTTTAAGTAATAAATCACTCTATCACGCCCATAATGTAATTCCTTCTCTATTAAATAAACATCTTTATATTTCTCCCAAGCTTCTGAAAATAATTTTAAGGTGCTTATATTTGCTCGTTTGTCACATTCATTAAAATCAACTTTTGAAAAATCAAAAAGAAAAGATAATTTTTTTAAGATGTTGTTTTGTATATAAGCAAGTCTATTTGCATTACAATAACAACAATCAATTCGAATTAATGTGATATTATGTTCTAATGCTAATTTGTCTTTAAGTTTATCAGTTGCATTTATTTCATCAATAGATTGTTTAGACAATGTGTTTTCTTTATGAAATCCGCCGTCCATTTCAATAATATATTTGGTATCATTAAAAACAAAATAAAAATCATATCGCTTACCTTGCGTCCATTCTTGATTATATTCTGAAATATAATCTATTTGTAATTGATTTAATACCTCACTCATTAAACGGTTTGGATAGCTTCTTCCAGCCGAGCAACATGGACATACAAAATGACCCCTCGTGCGAAAATTATTATGAACTTTGGCAATTCTTTCATCAAATTTGTATTTGCATAATGGACAAGTCCATGATGTTATATCACGACTAGCCATAGTGAAATTTAACGCATCTTCTTTATTGGTGAGATACTCAACCATTTCTGGTGCAGTAATTATCATAGGAAGCGCATTTGACTTATGTTTCCCTTTTTGTTTTTCGCCTATTATAGTTGCTCTACAATATGGACAACCGTATCCTTCTAAAACATTTCCTGCATTCGCTTCCCAGATATGTTCATTATTTCTTTTACACATAAATGGCATTTTTGACCTTCGATTTTTATATGGAGCTAACGGCATCGCCATTGAATCCATATCTTCTAATCGTTGTAAAAATTCTTCATTGGATAATTTCCTCAAATTCAATACCCCCTTCAATTAAAAAAGAATCCAATTTATAATTCTTTTTCAGAATTGATAAACTTTGGATTCTTCAATTTTTTCCTATATTTAGTTGTTGATTTAGGTCTATTATTCAAATACTCAATTAACTCATCTGTGTATAAAAATATCCAATATTCTCTATTAGTAGATGGGTTAATAGATTTTGCAATATACCTTTGGTGCGCTTTCTCCATCAATTCTTTGTGAAGAGTAGGAGAGTAGCAATAAAATACCTCACTCAGAATCAGCACCTCTTTCAATTATAAGTTTTTTAATTAATACTCTTGAAATAATCTCCATAAATGTTCTGATCTTCTGCTGTATCAAAATCAGAGAACACGGTAATTTTATTTCTCTTTTTAGTTGTTTCTTCTGCTGGTTTGAATGCAAAAGTTTTTGTTTCCTTTACAGCTTTACCAAGAGCAGCGTCGGCTTTTTCAATCAGTTCTTCCTTGGTGAATTTCTTGAGAGTTTCTTCTTTCATTAATTCCTTGAATGTATCTGTTTCAAGATATGCAGCATAACTCTCATCTTCGAAGATTGTTAATTTGTCAGAAATGTCTTCGGATTCTTTGTATGAGTTGAGTTGTGCAAGGATAGAAGAGTAGTTGGAACGCATTTCTGTTAAAGCTACTTTTTCACTTTCAGTAAGATATTCAACAAAAAGTTCATATCTTTCACCATCAAAAGCTACGTTGTCATCTTCAACAGTATATTTCTGTCCATAAACCTTTCCTGCATCCCAAGTTTCATATACAAAATAATCATCAAATACATTAACGATGTAATACCAAGTATTGTCTGTTTCGCTAACTGTATCTAAAAGACTATATAATCCCCAACGGATGTCCTCGTGTGAAATTTCAAAACTTCTAACCATTTTATCTTCTGATGCAGAGAATTGATTTTGAGCATCATCATCTGCATTAGAGTTTTCTACTTCATCAGAAGTGCCATCTGGTTCAGATCCTTCTCCATCATCAGTAGAAGGTTCTGGATTTGTACCGTCTGAACCGTCTGCATTATTATCATTTGTTTCTTCGCCAAACTCCTCTTCAAACTTTGCGGTGAGTTCTTCGTCGGTTAATTCGGCATATTCAAATGTAATATCTTCCACAGTTTTATTATATTTTTGCAATAGTTCTTCGAATAAATTCATGCTTGTGTTGTTTCCTCCTTCCTGAATTGGTATTGTATTGGAACAAGCAGACTCCAATTTGGATAGTCTTTCTTGAAACTCAATCATTTTGTTTTCGTAATCAGTAAATAAACTATTATTTTGTGCACTAAAATCTGCAAGCTTAATATTTGAACCTTTCATTCCAGGGTTTACATCTTCATTCATAGGTGTCTTTCCCAAAATGGTGACTCCTGAAAAGTAAAAATCTTCAATATCAAGATATTTCTGTTTAGCATTATAACTTAATTCTCTGATGGACAATTCCACTGACACGGCACATTCTTCTTCTCTTTGAAGGATTTCTGCCGCCTTAGAATATTCCTCATATAAGTAACCATCGACTTCGCAGTAATTTTCTTTTTTATCTTCGTCATAAACTAATTGTGCATTACAGGATTCTGGTATAATTCCAATTGGAATTTCATCATATACAATTTCACCGTCTTCTTCGTGAATGTTATGAGAATAAAATTCCCATTGACCATCTGGGTGTTCATCTGAGGTGACCTTATGGATGTAACCAAGAATCGGACGATTACTAAATGATGGAAGAGCAGAAGACATTACTGAATCAGAGATGAACGATCCGTTTACGTTCAAATTTGTATGACACGATTGTAGATGCACAGGTAAGAGTCCTTCTGTATCTTTTTCAGATTTATCATAATTAATCTTTCCATGCACTTGAACAACAAGTGGACTTCCAGATTCTTTCGCATCAAAATGCGTCGAGCGTTTATACGTACTTAAATAAAAATCATATAAGTCTTCTATAAAAAGTAATCTTTTCTTTGACATTCTTTATCTTTTTACCTCCTTTCCCTAAAATCTTCTTAGAAATAAGCATAATAAAAACCACTCAGAATAGGGGAGTGGCTAAATACACAACATATTACTATAATGTATTTTTGATTTATCTATATCATCTGAAAACTGCAACTTGTCAGTATTCAGAAATGTAGCATAACCATCAGAATTATCTACCTGTTGAAACCCTAATTTGATAAGAGCAGCAATAGTAGATGCATCATTTGTTTTTATAAATTTTTGTTCCATATCCAATTATTCCTTTTTATCCGTTTTTCTCTTTTTGACGCGTAGAATCTCCTTCATCTGTAAGTTGAGTACTATCGTCCGTTTCTGGTCTTCCACCATCAATAGGGTCAGTATTATTGTTGGTTTGTGTATAACTTGTACTTAATGGATTTGACATCAAATCTACTAATCCCAATGCTCTTTCAAGTTTTAATAATGAAACTTGTTCAAGCGGAGTGTTTCCATCTAAAATCCCTATTGCCATGCGAGAAAACCCATTTTGTGCAGATTCTAATAATTCTTTCCGTTTTGCTTTTCTTGTATAAGGGCAAACACCTTCTATATATTTAATGGTTGCGTGTCCTTCTCCGATAACATAATTGAAATATGTATTCAAATAGCGATTTATTTGTGGCAACAATGTGCCTTGTGCTAATTCCATGTCTGCAATTATTTGGGATTCATAAATTGTACTTCCTTCTTTGTCATTATCAAGAATTACACCTCCAACACGTTTGAAAAGGTTTGATAACGAATTTGAAATCATATCAGTATCATTTGTCGTATCCAAATCTTTAAACTCTATTGGCTCGATAGGAACAGGAGATAGGCAAGCATTTACACATTCTGGAAGATTCTCTATAAATTTATCATAATATTTGAGAGCAAGAGGGATTGAGATTTCAAAGTCATCTGGTTCATCTGTACCACTAAGCGGTTGTAATCTTGCTACCAATAATTTATATGCACTTAATTCGTCTCTAACGCTCTGAAGCTCTTGAAGGTCAATATTTGCAATTACACTTTCAAATAAACTTGCGAACGGAGCATAATCCATAGTTGGGTCATCAGAATTTACCTTAAAACAAAGCTGCCTTTCTGGTTCTAATTCCTGCCATCGAAGAGAAGAATCTTTTTCATATGCATTATATTTCTGTTGAAACTCGCTATCCCAATATTCCAGATATGTAGGGTGAGAACGGAAGTAACTAAAATCGAAAGCATATCTGAATACTCCATTTTCAATAGAAGATACCCTACAATAATCACCATCCAAAATATGATAGAAGCAAGTTCCCCCTTCTTGGTCGGAGTCATCATACACATATGCATAGACTGTATCCTCCCTCC